ACTAACGCCGTTGCAATGTTTTTCATACTACTCCTAAAAAGACCCCAAGAAATTCAGGGCATGGGAGTATTCTAGTCGAGTTTACTCAACATTGTCTAGGTATTTACCCTATCTACGAAACGATTGTTGGCATTTTCGCTACGCCACACTTCAATTTTAAGCTGTGCAGCGGTCAGTTGCCACTTTAAAGTTTCTTCTTGCTCGACAGCAGTAGCCAGCCCTTTGAGTAGTGCTTGGTATTCCTCATCCGCATACGCTTCACGCTCTTGCGCTGCGGTAGTCTGAACACCCTTTAAGCTGGCTTGTTGCATCAACAATGCTTTTTTACTCTTACGGTATTCCTCAATGTAAACCCTGTCTGACTTGGCCTTTGCAAACAATGGGGCAGTCTTAAGGATAAATTCCACGGCTCTGTGCGGTGCTTCGCTCATGCAATCACCTTCAATACTCGTAAAGCTGACTCTACATCATTGACCACGCAAAGTGTCCCGCCGTTCCACTTGCTGTGCCAATCCATTTGCAAAGGGGTCAGCAAGCGGCCTGAAGGGGCTTTAGAGCCATCTTTTACTTCCATGAGTACCGTTACCCCTCCGAACCCAATTAAGAGGTCTGGAACGCCGTTTCCGACCGCTGCAAGGGATTGAACTGTTGCGCCCTCATTTCGGAGTGCTTCAACAATCTCATTTTGGTTAGCGTCTATCTTTGCGGCACGTCTCATGGTTTAGTCCTGATTCTGTTCATACGCTGGCGTAAGTCGTCAGCTTCTTTCTTGCCACGTTTTTTTTCAATCTTTTCGATCATGTCAGCCCACCAAGCATTAGCTTCGCCGTAGCCGTGATCTTTCGCTTTTTTGCGATAGCGGTCAATCCATTCACGGGCTTCTGATTCCCGCATGAATTCCATAATGCTTTTAGATTCCGACTGCATCGCCAAGCACCCATAAGGCCCAAGTTATTGCTGAACAGGGGATGGTGTCATCACCCAAGCGCACCAGATCAAGAATCCTAGATGCTTCAAGTTCTTCGTGGTTGTAGTGTTCACGCATCAGAATTGCTCCTTGTTCCACCAGCCAGGCACAACTGGCGTGGTTGGCACAGGTTGAGTTGACGCTTTAAATTTCTTTTCTGTATTTGACCATTGGTGCTTACTGCACATTGGCTTCTGACCAGAAATATGCACCGACCAACGTTGACCGCAACCCTCAACGCTGCAATAGATAGACGGTTCATTGGATTTTTGTTCGGGTTTTTTAAGTTCGTACATGGTTAGTCCTTATGGTAAGCGCCCTCGACAATGCGAGCAAAGCTGGTTGGTTTAAAAATAAAGTCAACGTCCGCTCTCCAGGGTTTGACTTTGCCTGTAAGAAACTTTGATGTGCCGATATGCTCGAAAAAATTGCTGAACCATTCAAGCCCTTGCTCCTTGGTAAACTTCTGCTCAGCAACAACATCACGCCATCTAGCCGAAATTGCTTTCTTGCGTGAATCGTTAAGAACTTCGCACCTAGGAAGCTGTGGCAGCTTGGTATTGAACATCTCCACAATTTCAGAAATTGGCGCTGATGGCGTGCGCTCGACTTTAGGCGAGGGGACAAGAACCGTAGGTTCTTTATATATTGGTTCTTGGTTATTGGTTATTGGTTTATGGTTATTGGTTGGTTGAACGTCCGTTGAACGGGCGTTAAGCCTTCGCTCTGCGGACGCTTTACCAGCCCTTGATGCTTGCTCTATTTTTGAGTGGAAATGGGCAATTTCTTTGTCTGCTCTTTGGTTTGTCCAGCCATCATCAGATAGCAAAAAAAACTCCTCAAGAACCAACTGAATTTCTTGCTCAAACTCTCGCATACCTATCTGACGTGCAACGGTCGTTATACCGCTGTTCAACGGGCGTTCACTTAAATAGTAAGCATCCAATAAACGTCTGTATGCAATGTCCTCAATAGGCGACAAATGTCGTGTGTGACTAACGTAGTCACCAATGTTGAATTGGTAATAGTGCAATTAAGCATCTCCGCAAATCTCCCAGAAAAGAAACTGCGGCAGGAGGGGAGTTCTCTTTTCGGTCTGCTCATGACTTCAGACCTAGCCGTGTTTCAAACTATTGTAATCTAGATTTTTGCCAATTTAAGACCTGGCTTCTCAGGTGAATTACCTAGATCAATGTGTGATTTATTGAAGCTGGTGATGGCTTCTTCTTTGGTCATGCCAGCCTTGTGCTTGCCGTTAATTCTTAATCTTGTGTGTAGAGCTTGACGTTCTAAATCTTGTCCAAGTTTGCCACTTGGCTTCATTGTGAAAGCGTTTTGAACCATTCTGGTTTGATTTCTTTGAGTTGATAGATGCGGAGAGGGGGGATGTTCTTCCAAAGAAACACCGCCCCTCTTGTCACGCCCAACAGTCGTGCCAAAGCCGCTTGGCTTCCCGCTAGTTTGATAGCTTCTTCTTTAGTCATGCGCCGATTGTATAGCACAGGAAACTTTACAAATTAAGGGTAAATACTTAGTATTTGGTCTAGCAAACTCAACTACAATCAATCCTAAGCCGCAATCAAGCGGTCTTAAGGAGCAGAAATGCAAGACATATCAACTAAGCAAATGGAGCTAGATCAACTATGCCAACTTCTTTACTCAAAAGGGTTCGAGGACACTTTGATAGACCGTATATCGAGCGTCATATTGTCCGACACAACATTCGGTCTTGGGTCACTTCTGTTCGATACCTTGGTGACAAATGGCTCCTCGCAACTCAAGTTCAACGAAAGGAACAGCAATGAACTCCCATTTTGAAACATTCTTGGATTACGCATTGGCTGTTGTCATTGCAACTTTGTTGGCTTGGTTTTTAGCAGTAGCACTTGTATGACTGACGACTACGACTTTGACATTGAAGAACTGCGCCAAGAGGTAGCTGCGGAAAAGCGTTACTACAACCAGCTTATTCGCCACCCTAACCCGCAAGACCCAGATTATCCAGAACTGGAGGACGATAATGAGTAAAGATAAAACCAAACTCAAGGAGAAGAACACATGACACAAGATGAAATCATGGCGCTTGCAAAACAAGCGGGGTTTGAGCGCTTGGGGCATACAGATGACGATTGGGTTTGTTTACCAAAAAACGTTGAAAATTTCGCCGAAATCATTGCACTTGCTGAGCGCAAAACGTGGGAAGTAGAGTTTGCAGGTATGGGTGAATGGGCTTGCGTCCACCTTTTAGAAGAAAGGAACAAGTAATGAATAAAGCAATGAAAGTTGAAGGGCCACTTCATGTTGTTTGTCAATGCGACAAGTGCAAGGCACAACCACAGCGCACATGGGTAGGGCTGACGGCTGAAGATTTAAAAATACTATCTGCTGAATGGCGAATTGTTTATGGCGCATGGATGGACGACTTTGCAAGAGACATTGAAGCCAAACTCAAGGAGAAGAACACATGAATGACTGGCCCTTTCCCCTTACACCGCTGCCCAACAAGCCTGGCGAGCCTAAATTCAATCCCGATAACTTTGAACCAGCACCTTGGTAACTTAATGCGTCCACACCACCACAAAATTAGAGACTTAATGAAAAGCCAACAAGATGGGCTATCAGCAGAATCAATTGCTACCCATCTAAAGGTTTTACCAGAGGTAATTCGCAAATCACTTAAATCCATGCCGGACGCCTACATAGACCGATGGCAAGGCCCAACAAATGGGCAATACACGGCTATTTGGTGCGTTGCCGATGTTCCCGAAAACTGCCCTCACCCCAAAAAGGACAATCATGTTTTTCAAACTAGCTCGCAAAATTGACCCCGAAACCAGCAAAAAAGCCGCTGAAAAAGTGGATTTTTCTATCGGACACCACGACCAAATCCTAGCGGTGCTTATTCTTAGCGGCCCACAAGGTAAAGACGGTATAGCCGACAGGTGCAAGTTAGACCCCAATCAAGTAGCCCGTAGGCTACACGAAATGGTCAAACTAGGTTTGATTCGTGCAACAGGCAGAAAAGTTAAGTCAAAATCAAACAGGGAAGAACGAGAGTGGGAACTTGTTTAATCAATGAACAATAAACTTAACAAGCAGCAACGGCAGTATCTAGCAAGGGTCAAAGAACTGCCTTGTAGCGTATGCGATACAGTTGGGCCAAGTGAAGCCCACCACATCGTTCAAGGGCTGCAATATACCTGCGTTGCGCTATGCCCAGACTGCCACCGTGGGTCAATGATGGGATGGCATGGGCAAAAGAGAGCTTGGGCAATCCGCAAAATGAACGAATTGGATGCCCTGAACGTGACGATAGAACGATTAAACGCTTAGTATTTTCTCATGTGAGGCAAAGGCGCTTGGCTTTGGTCTGTGCCAGGGTGATGCGCTTTTTCCATTGGAAGGCTCATATGCTTGTCCAGCTTTTGCTCCAGACGGGCTACTTTTTGTTCCAATGGGTGCTGATGGCTTTTCTCCACAACGTAGTGACCCTTGGGAGATTCTTTGCCTTTTCCTGTAATTGTGTATGCCATTATCGTACCTTTATGATCTGACCACGAAATTCGATATGCTCATTATCCCACTTTCGTGCCAGTTCGGGTTGCAATAGTTGACCCTTAAATAATGTCAACACAGCAAACCCAGAACCCCAATTAAGTGGCGCATCCTCAGTGTAATTGTAAAACTGTGGCCCTTCAACTTCTGCCAGCGTTCCAGAATCTACACCGTAACGAACACCGTTATAGTCGCTGTAAGGTGTCCATTTAAGCTGGTGCAAATGACCTGTCACCATCGACACACCAGAGCCTAGCGTGTTGTTATAGGTAGCGTGTGCGCCGCCCTTCCAGCGGTGTTTAACAATCAACGTCTCAGTAGGCCAACAAGACCAGCAAGGCTCCCAATCAGGGAAATGGTCACGCAATGAGAATCCATGCACCTGCTCATATTGGGGCGCATTAGCCGCTAGGAACGTCTCAAATCGTGCATCGTGGTTGCCCAAAGGCCATACCAGCTTGACGTTGTGACGGGCTGCTTTAGCGGCTTCCTCGACTTCGTTTAACTGATTCTTACAAGATTTCAGTTCTTCGACTAAGGATGGGCTGTGAGTAAATCCAATGCGAGGATGGCGGCTAATAGTAGCGGCATCAAAAGCATCGCCGTTGCAGATAACGGCTTTGGGCTGGAGTTCTTTAATAAGATGTAATAGGCCATCAAAAGCGGTAGATCGATTGCCAGGCCAGAAATGGGCATCAGAAAAAACGATGACACATCCATTTTCAATTCCTAAGAGCTTACGGGCTGGATGCTCTCTTTGAACCACACGTTCTTTGATGCTATACAAAGGCACAGAAATCTTTTCTTCCAACCGATCTCTGCGCCTGTAAATGTTTCTCTCATCCATGCCAGTAATTCTGGCAATTTTTTTAGCAGAGCCATGCTCATGCCAAAGTTGCAAGAATTCTTCATCTGTAATTTTTGTAACAGGCATCTAAATCTCCAATAGCAGCTTTTCCAGCACATTGATGACTTGATGCTCTACGCCTTCGTCATCCGAAAACTTACGCAAATCGTGCAGAAAAACGTGCAATGCCTCATGGAGAGCCGTTGACTCTAAGCTACTAGGTGTGATTTCTTCTTCACCAAATGAGCCAAGCTGGTAAGTCGCTAGTCTTGCCTCATCATCAAAGCTAATGCAAGCCATAGCATCCCTAGCAACTTTGTTATAACGCTCTATGCGCCAATCGTTCAAATTTAGCTTGGCTTGCCATTTTTTAATAAAGCTATCAAAAACAATGGCTTGTTCGGCATTTGGAACGTTTTTCATGACGCGATTAGGTGCGTCAAACATTACGCCAGTATGTCAAGAGCTTGCTGCATCAAAGCTATTCTGTTTTCTATCCCTAACGTCCCACCATTGATGCGCTTGGTCATGATCTCAACTTCATTCGCATCAGCCAACTCATTTAAACCTTGCGTAAACCAGAACCAACCAGCAGACAATGCAGCGCCTTGTGGAGTTGCCAAGAAGTCGGGATTACCCACCAAATCCAAGTCAAGCGCATTACCGCAAGCTACATAGTTGTTTTTGCCAGTAAGCTGGATAAGACCCCTTCCACGGTACGCAAATCCATCACCGCTTAAAGGAGGGCCGTTACCCATGCGCTCTGCATAAGCTATGTTGGCAATCTTTTCTGGATTATGTGCACACTCAGCAGCCAACTCATGCGTAAAGCGTTTAGGCCACACTCGAACCAGGCTCTCGGCCTTGTAATTCAAGTTTTCCTCTAGGAATTTGAAATGCTCAGACTCATGCGAGCATTGACCAATAAAACAGGCTTGTCGAACAGGCGTGTTAATTTCAAACTCACCAAAGGCATCATTGAGTGGAACTAACCACTCCTCGCCAATCTCGAGTTGCTGCAAATCATTGGACGTTATCACTTGCGGCCTTATTGATTATTTCTTTGATGTGGTTGTAGGAGTCAACACAGGTGTTGAGCTTCCTGATTGCGTCATCCCCCCTGTGGGTGAGGGCGACAAGACTTGCAGCAGTCCTTGGGTCAAGTTCGGTGTATCCTTGGTCACTTCCGCTGGCAACTCCGGCATCCTTGGGCAATTCGCCACTACTGGCT